ACGCTTTACGCTCGCCAGCTCGGGTGGTTTCACGCCACCCCTAAGAAGTCTGAATCCGTAAGCAAAGAAAAGCCTGTTACGCGACAACAGGATATTTTGAATCGTGGCGGCACTCCGCTTATGCCGGATGTGCAAGCCGAGTATCTTTTAGGATACTGGACATCGCTGGGCATGGTTGAGAATAACGGCCAAGGCCCAAGTCCTCTTTCACCGATTACACTAAAAGCATGGGCTGAATCGACCTACATCGACTTGCAGCCGTGGGAGTTCGCTATTCTTTTGTCCATGTCGCGGTTATACTTGGACGAGTTTAGACATGCTGAGTCACCTGATAGGCCACCTCCATATGGCGACCCAGTGAACACGTTTGACCGCGCAGCAGTAAGCAAGAAACTCGGTAACGCATTTAAGGCATTTATCCAGGCTAAAAAATGAACGGCACAGTTGGAACGCTTACGATTGAGATGGCTGCAAACATTGTCCGGCTACAGCAGGACATGGATAAAGCTAAAAAGACGGTCGATAACGCAATGGGTAGCGTTGAGAAGTCTATTGATCGTGTTACCACTGCCATTGGTGCCATTGCTGGTGCTCTATCTGTACAAGCCTTTACGACTAAGCTCATCCAAGTACAGCGCGAGTTTGACATCCTAAACTCATCGTTGATTACGGTTACAGGATCAAGCCGTAACGCTGAAATCGAGTTTGCATGGATCAAGAACTTCGCAGCCACCACGCCTTTTAGCCTTGCGGAAGTAACTAGTGCATTTATTAAGATGAAGGCGTTAGGATTAGACGCTAGCGCAGAGGCTCTTAGGTCTTACGGCAACACCGCAAGCGCGATGGGCAAGAGCCTCAATGATCTTATCGAAGCTATCGCTGACGCTGCTACAGGCGAATTTGAGCGACTAAAAGAGTTTGGCATCAAGGCCAACGCTGAGGGTGACCGCGTAACGTTAACTTTCCGAGGCGTTAGCACGAACATCGGCAAGAACGCTGCCGAGATTACGCAATATCTTCGCTCCATCGGTGAGGTTGATTTTGCTGGCGCAATGGAGAATCGAGCAAATACGCTCGACGGCGCCATTAGCAACCTTAGCGATACTTGGGACGAGCTCTTCAGGACGATCAACAAGGGCTTGTTTGGCGATTTGTTGCTCGACTCAGTGCGAGGGCTTACATCGCTGCTATCAGGTCTTGGAAGCGGCATAACAACCCTTGGTGACGCTATTGAGCGAAACAAGACACAGCTCATGATTTGGGCTGCAATCTTCACAGGCGGAGCTCTGCTTGCTGCTTTGCCTCTCATTACTGCCGCTGTCGGCGCTCTTACGACCGGCGTGATCGCGCTATCTGCCGCATTCGTCGCTAATCCAGTAGCTTTAGCAATCATGGCTGTGACCGCTGCCGCTGTGCCAGCAGTTAACGCAATAAGCGCGATGGTCGCTGAGAACAAGAAAGCAGAAGCGGCTACCAAGCAGGTTTACGAGACGGAAGTCCAACGCGCAGCATTCATGGAAGCCAACGCTTCGCCAGCTCAACAAAAGCAAATCCAACTAACAAAAGAGCAAATAAAAGAGATTGAGAAGCAAGAAGAGGCATACAAAAAACTGATTGAGAAGCTGCGCGAACAGAATGCTGAGATGTTGTTGGAACAGGTTAATAACGGCAAACTTACTACGGCGCAAAAAACTGCTTTGGATGTGATGATTCAGATTCAAAACGGAACCATTAAACTCACTGATGCAAGAAAGAAAGAGATTGTAGAAATCCTAGAGGCGAATATCGCTCTTGAAAAAGAGGCAACTAAGCGGGACGAGGCAAAGAAGTCTGCTGAGGCTCAGGAAAAAGCCTATGTAAAGATGACAGAGACGATTAGAGACAATATCGCGCAGGTCACTGCACAAACCGGAGCCCTAGCTACATTGTCGCAAGGCGAGGAAGCCGCGCTGAAGATATTGACTCAATATAAAGATGAATTGGTCAACATGACCGATGATCGCAAGATTGAAATAAGAGCAATGCTTGAGCAGTTAATCTCAGAGAACGATCTTGCAGAGGCTTACAAAAACTCCGACATTGCGCTTGCTGCTTACCAGAAAACAAAGTCATCACAGATTGCCGAATTACAGAAGGGAACCGTTGCGCTTGACGCTGAAATTATCAAGCAAGCCGAAGCCAACGTTATGTATGGAGCAAGCAAGACTGAAATTCAAATGCTTGAGATTGCAAAGCTCGAAGAGAAGGCAACCTCTATCGATCGAGCAGCGCAATTAGCTTTGGAGGCCGACGCTGATTTTGAATCAGCAGAGCAATATCGTTTGCAGGCTGAAAGATTGCGCGACTTAGCTAATCTTAAAAAGGAAGGTATACACATCCAGATTGCAAAAGACTCGGCAGAGGAGTGGAAGAAAACAACACAGGAATTGCAAACCAATCTATCTAAAGCACTGATGGATGGCTTCGAGTCTGGTAAAGGATTTTTTGACAACTTGTTGAGTGCAATGAGTTCGACGTTTAAGACGTTTATTGCCAATCAAATCATCAAGCCATTCATGGACGCGATTGCTGAGGGTCTTACTGCTTTGATGAATCCGATTACGAGTGCGATTAAGGGTTTTGTGAGTTCCGCTATTAGCTCGGTCACCGCTCCGGTATTATCTTCAGTTGGGCTTGGAGGTAGCGCTGCTGTTAGTGCTGGAGGCGCAGCTGCTATTGGTGCTGGCGGTGCCGCTGCCGCTGGCGCTGCTGAGCTTGGCGGGCTTGCTGTGCTTGGAGAAGGCGCAGGCGCTGCCGCTGCTGGCGGTGGTTTAATTTCAACAATTGGCGGTGGCATTGCTGCGGCGGGTTCTGCAATATCATCTGGCATTTCTGCTGCTGCTACCGCTCTTGGCCCAGCAGGGCTTGTGCTTGCTGGTGGCGCTCTTCTTGCCGGTGCCCTGAGTGGTGGCGGTGAAACTAGACAAGGTGGACAATACACTTGGACGCCAGGTGGCGGCGTTTCCTTTGTTGGCGGTCCATCTGGCGGCGAGTTAATGGGGTCTGACATACGATCAGGAACACAAGCACTTGCTGACTCGATTAACGCCAACCTTGCCGCTGCTGGCAGCACTGCAACAGTTACCGAGTTGTACGGAGGCTTAGAAAGCTCTAGGGGCAACAGAGGCGGAACATATCTCGGTGGAAGGCTAAGTAACGGCGCTACTTTTGGCGACACCTTAAATGGTGGTTGGATTTACGGGCAAAGCCTAACACCTGAGCAAGCCATAGAGCAATTTAGGAACGAGGCAGCGTTTGTGCAGACCGATGCAGTCAATGCTGCGCTTGGACTATCTAGGCAAGATTCGCCAGGCTGGAAATCAGTTGTTATTCCAGAAGATACTACCGACCCATCGCAGCTTACTGGTTTTGCAAAAGGCACAAATTACGTACCACAAGACATGCTTGCAATGATTCACCAAGGTGAAGCGATTGTGCCCAAGCAATACAACCCTGCTGTTGGCGGTGAGAATGTTGTAGCTGCTGAAATACGATCATTGCGCGACGAAGTGACTTTAATGCGGGCCGAAACACGCTCCACAGCGATTAACACCTCGAAGATTGCGCGGCTCCAAGACAACTGGGATGTGCGTGGACTAACGGTTAAGACCGACGCAGATCAACCGCTCGAAACGGTGGCCGCATGAAACTGATAAAGCCAGCGCCGTATGACCCTGCGATGGTTGTGTTCAATAACGCTCCAGAGCCGACTGCGCTTTGGACAAGCGGCTCGTCGTATTCAAAAGACGCCAAAGTGCTGTACCCGGTCAGCTATGGGTCTTACAGCGTTTATCACATCTGGATCTCGCTCGTCAACACGAACACCTCCACTCCGGGCACCGACGCAACGAAATGGACTGATTTGGGGGTTTGTAATAAGTGCGCGGCCTTCGATCGGCAAATTTCAACCGTTACCACCTCCACAAACTCGCTGACGATTACGATTGCGCCCTCGCCGAATTTTGTTGACTCGATTGCGCTTTTGGGCCTTGTGGGCACCGAGGTTCAGGTGGTCGTGACGGACGGTGGTGCGAGCCCTCCGCTGTTCGATCAAACCTACTCGCTCGAAGGCAGCACCGCGACAATTGACGATTGGTACAAGTATTTTTTCTCCCCATTCGAGCCGCTCACCGAGTTGATTGTGACCGGGTTGCCGCTGTATTTGTCGGCGGAAATCTCCATTACCATTACCAGTTCGGGCGCGGTGGGGATTGGGGAATTTTTGTATGGCGTTCAATACACTCTCGGCCAATACGGCACTGAGCAAGGCGCAACAATTGGCATTATTGATTACTCGCTCAAGCAAACCGATCCTGATACGGGGGTGACAACTTTTGTCGAGCGAGCCTTCAGCCGTAGAATGAGTGGATCGTTTTATCTTGATAACTCATCTTTGAGATCTGTGCAGCGGTTGCTTGCGGATGTAAGGGCTGTGCCTTCGGTCTATATCGGCTCAGATGATACGGATTATGCGCCGCTTATTGTTTATGGCTTTTATCGTGATTTTTCGATTGATATTGCTTATCCGACACGATCATTGTGTCGGATTGAAATTGAAGGGTTAACATAATATGACTATCACCGCTCTACCAACGCCGCCAACGCGAGATGATCCAGCGAATTTTGCGAGCCGCGCAGATACATTTCTTGCGGCCCTCCCGGATTTTGCCACCGAGGCGAATGCGCTAGCGAGCGCAGTGAATGCTGATGAGATCGCGGCGGCAGCGAGCGCAGCGGCTGCGGCGGCAAGCGAAACTGCGGCAGCGGCTAGCGCTGAAGCGGCGGAGAATGCCTCGAATGCTAGTGTGTGGGTTAGTGGGACAACGTATGCGATTGGCGATGTGCGGTTTAGTCCGATCGATTTCAAATCCTACCGAAGAAAAACGAATGGCGGCGGCACTACCGATCCAAGCGCAGATAGCACGAATTGGGAGCCTCTTGGCGCTCAAGTAAAGATCACAAGGCGCGCAAGGACTAGCAATACTGCGCTTACATCGAGCAACAAATCGGATTTTATCGACATCACAAGCGGCACATTTACACAAACATTTGATGCTGCGGCTAGCCTTGGTGATGGCTGGTTTTGTTATATACGAAACAGCGGCACAGGCGATATAACGCTTGACCCGAATTCAAGCGAGACGATTGACGGGCTGACTAGTTATGTGATGTATCCAAACGAGGTTCGATTAGTTCAGTGCGACGGGTCGGCATTACGCACTATTGTGCTTCAAGGTTTTTCTGCGACTTTCACTGCGTCTGGCACTTTTACCAAGCCTCCTGGGTATGCCGCTTTTGCTGGTCTAGCATGGGGTGGCGGTGCAAGCGGCGCTAGAACTAACAGTTCTGTGGCAGCAAGAGGTGGCGGGGGTGGGCAGTGTTTTCCTTTTAATGTAAACGCCTCATCTTTTGGAGCGACAGAAACAATTACTGTTGGAGCTGGCGGTGCTGCGTATACTGGAACATCAGGAACAACGCATAATGCTGGTGGTAATACATCAATCGGATCATTGTTGACTGTTAATGGCGCAACGAGTAATCAAGGCGCAGGGTACGGAAGCGGTGTTGTATTCCCTGTCGGTTTTGAAGGGCAATCTTTAACTAATGCATCAACTTTATCTTCAATATATGGCGGTTCAGCCTGCCCAAATTCAACTGATGGTAACTCGGGTAATTCAATATTCGGGGGTGCTGCCGGTGGTTGCGTCTCTTCATCCGGCCCGACTGCCCGAAATGGTGGGACTAGCACATTTGGTGGCAATGGTGGCAATGGTTCAATCGCTTCAAACGGATCAGACGGCACCGCTCCTGGGGGCGGCGGCGGTGCAACGCAAACAGGAACACAATCCGGCGCTGGTGCGCGTGGTGAAGTCAGAATTTGGGGAGTCCTATGAGAGCGCATGTTATTGAAAACGGGATTGTTGTTAACACGATTGAGGTTAACTCGCTTGATTTCTTGCCCAACTTGGTTGACGGTGAAACGCAAGGCGCAATCGGTGATCGATATGAAAATGGCATTTTTACTAAACCACCTCCAGACTTATCTGCTGCCGAGCAATCGGTTCGGGCCGAGCGAAATGAGCGATTAAAGCAAAGCGATTGGACGCAACTCGACGACACGCCGCTGGATAACGCCGCGAAACTAGCGTGGGCCACCTATAGACAGGCATTGCGCGATGTGCCGGGGCAAAGCGGATTTCCCTTGGATATTCAATGGCCCATGCAACCGGAGTGACTATGAAAAAGCTCTTGCTCCTTGCGCCTTTGCTTTTAGCAGGTTGCGCGACTAATTATGACGCTTACGTTGAGGCAAACATCAAGGTTGCTGAAGCGCGAGCAAAAGCCGAGACCGAAAAGTATAAGGCGATGGCTGCGATTGCCGCAGGAGCTGACGCATCAGCCAAGGTCGCTGCGGTGATGAGCATGGCGCTAGGTCACCAGGTGCAGCAAGCCCAGCAACAGATTGCTCCTCCACGATCATCTGCTGATACGACCTTGCAAGCGATTGCAACCATACTGCCAAGCATTGCGCAGATATACGGCATCAACCGGCAAGTCGCGCTAGGCATGGAGCAGGTCAGAGGTAACGTAGCCATCCAGCAAGCTGTAAGCAATGCGTCAGTGGCAAATACGGCAAGCACCAACACAGCCTTCACAAATATTGCTGGGAAGATCCAAGCACCAGCAGCAAACGTCACGACAACAACCACGACAACGACATCAACCGATAACACGCATACGCCGACTGTAGTGACGACGGACAAAGCTGTTGTGCTTGATCCTAAAGTGATCACTACCGAGAAGCCTGTAATTGTGAATCCGACGGTTGTTAACCCAACTGTGGTGCGGCCTGAAGTGGTTAATCCTGTGATTGTTAACCCGACGACACCAAAGTGATCATGAGCCCTGAGCAAAAGTCTGATGTAATCACAGAAGCGGCAAAGGCTGCTCCGCCTGTTGCCGTTGCTACGGTTGCGACCGCTGGCGGAATTACGATCAATGAATGGGTAGCGATTGCTACGCTGATCTACATTGTGTTACAGTCCGGCTGGCTTGTCTGGAAGTGGTATCACGCTATAAAAGACAAGAAGAATGCGAGTTTATCCTCCGATAGTTAAAGTTGTTTGGGAGGATGCTGCTCACGACACACTAGGCTGGGGTGAAAGCCTAGAAAAAGCCAAAGCGTTTCAAGTACCTGTCATTGTCAGCGTTGGATACTTAGTCGCTGAGAATAAAAAGGGTTTGAAGATTTGTCAGTCCATTACGGATGACGCTATTGCTCAGAGCTTGGTAATTCCTCGCAAGATGATTATCAGCATCGAGCGAAAGGCTTGGCAGTGCGTAAAAAATCGGAAGATGAAGAATTCATCAGGATCTGGAAAGAGCTAGGCAGTCCAACTAAGATTGCAGATCGCATAGGTCTAACCGTTCGCAATGTTTACGAGCGACGACGAACAATCGAGAAAAAGTACAACATACTGCTGCCCACCAAAGACGGGCGTTTTACATTACCAGAGAACCGACGACGAGCAACGCTAGAGACAGAAGGCTATGTGCTTGTCTTTAGCGACGCTCATTTCATGCCTAAAGAGCCTTCATCGGGCTTTAATGCGCTCTTAAAACTTATCGAGACACTTAAACCTAAAGCAATCATCGCAAACGGAGACATCCTCGACGGTGGCACCATTTCAAGATACGGGCCTATGGATTGGGAACCAGTCACTAGCCTGCGCGACGAACTAGAAGCAGTGCAGTGGCATATGGATCAGATCGTCAAGGCTTGCAAGGGCTTGGGAACGTTTCTGCATCGCACTACGGGTAACCATGACATTCGTTTTGATCGAAAGCTAGCTGGCGCAGTTCCAGAGTACAAAGGCATCGCAGGAACGACACTTAAGGACCACCTGCCTGAGTGGTCTGTAAGCTGGTCAGTGATGGTCAATAACATCTGCATGGTAAAGCATAGGCTTCAGCATGGCGGTATTCACTCTGGCTATAACAACGTTTTGAAGGCTGGCATATCGACCGTGAGCGGCCATACGCACCTGCTAGAGGTTAAAGGATGGGGCGACTATCGCGGTCGTCGTTATGGTGTAAGCACAGGAATGCTTGCAGACCCATGCGGCAATCAGTTTGGTTATACCGAGGATAATCCTTTGCCTTGGTGCTCAGGCTTTGCTGTGTTGCACTTTACAGATGGTCTACTCTTACCGCCTGAGTTAGTCGAGGTCATCGAAGGCACAGCATATTTTCGAGGAGAAGCCATTGCGTAGAGCTATTGCAAGCCTATCGCTTAGTGCGGCAGCTTTGATAGGTATCGCTGTTCACGAGGGCTATTCTGATCGTCCGATCATTCCTGTCAAAGGCGACCGGCTAACCATCGGGTTCGGTGACGCTACCAACGTCAAGCCAACAGACAGGACTGATCCGGTTAGAGCTCTTATTAGACTAGGCGAGCACGTCAATCGGTTTGAATCAGAAATGAAGGCTTGCATCGGAGATGTTCCTTTGCATCAGCACGAATGGGAGGCTTACATCTCATGGGCCTACAACGTAGGATCAGGCGCTGCTTGCGGGTCAACGCTAGTTAAGAAGCTAAAAGCTAGGGATTACGCTGGAGCCTGCAAAGAGCTACTGAAATGGGATAAGTTCCAAGGTAAGACGCTTGCAGGGCTTACTAAGCGCAGGCAAGACGAATACCGCAAGTGCATAGGGGTAAAAGCATGACTGACTGGCGGCTAGTCGCTCTTATCGTTACGCTTGTACTCACGCATGGTGCAGCTGCTTGGATGGGGCGCAGTATCGGCAAATCTGCGCTAGATCGTGCCATGATCGAACAGCAAAATCACATCATCGAACTAGAGCAGCAGGCCAGGGAAACAGAACAACGACTAACCGCCGAGAAACATCAAGCCGAGGTTAAATATGCCCAATCTAAACGCCAAGCGGCTAGCGCTGCCACTGCTAACTTGTCTGAGCTTGAGCAGCTGCGCCACTCACTCGCTTCCCGTAATCAGTCAACCGGCAAAGATACCGCCTCCAGCACCGGAGCTTATGGAACCACAGAGCGCGAACTTTTCCGAGCGTGTGCAGAAACTCTTGCAGGCATGGCGGCAGAAGCTGACCAAGTAAGCGTTAAACTGTCTGGCCTCCAGGGTTATGTGAGCGCAGTTTGTGCAAAGCAATAACCTTATCGCGCACCATTTGCCCTATATGCTCACCATGCACTTTGTCGATCTTTTCCAACAGATCTAAACGTTTGGCTTTAGGCACTCGCAAGACCATGAGCGCCCAGTCATGAACAACAAAGGGCAACGCTTTCTCATACGCTGCCCTTATCTCTTCAACGTCAGAACTCTTAACCTGCTTGATAAGGTTGATCCACGATTCCACGGATCGACCACTCCCGAAAAGCCTTATGTTTTGCCATCGTATCAGGGCAATGTGTGGACGGTGGTTGCCATCCGTATTCAGCCCAGATTTGCTCCACAGGCCGGAATCGCTCCTTGCCAGTCTGACTTGCTAGCAGCTCTCGCCAATCAGAATGGGATGTCATCATCGTCGCTCGCCTTCTTAGCTGGTCTAGCCTGTTCCTCTTTCTGCTGAAATTTCAGGCCAAGATATTTTCCATCGCTGCCTTCGTTCGCCCATCCGCTTATCCAGTAATCAATACCGGCTATCGTTGCAGACCCTCGATAATCGGGGTGTTGCTCTTTTTCTTTCTTTTTGTTCTTGCTTAGCGACCCTGTTAGTTCTTTTGGCATAGCTGTTGCTCCATTTGTTCAACCTCGACCAGGAAGTTAGTAAGTTGGATTTCGATAATCTTGAAATCCTCTGGCTTTGGTTGATATCGAATAACGAATAGTTGCAAGTGCTCAGGCAGTCGTGGATCGAATGAGACAAAATCACACCACTTACGCCCAGTCACGAGCATTTGAGTAAGCATTTGAGACTTGTACTTTGCTGGCACCTCCTTGGCTAGTAAGTAATCAACATGGGTATTGCTATTCGGACATTTGATCTCAATCAATCCGTCATCTGCAAAGCCATCAGGAGAGGCTCCAAGCCATTTTATTGACGGGTGGGTATGAAACCCTGTCTGTTCCACAAAAACGCCTGTATGGGCCTCATAGCAAGCCCTAGCGATGGGTTCTTGCTCGACACCCCATTGCATTGCTGCCGACTGGAATCCTTCGACGGGCAACTTTGTCAGTCTTTCCGTGACCAACTGGATTGCATAGTTGCGCCTGGTTGCGCTTTCCTTCTTTGCTATCGCATCGCTAGCCCTGCTCGCCGTAACGTGTCCCAGCCTAGCCTGATACCACTCAATCGTTCGCTGATCCATGTGTGACCCCTATCGTTTCCTGATGCCTAGCTTTACAAGGTCAAGCTCTGAATCCTTCATTTCGTCGGTCCAAATCAATCCCTTTTCTAGCGCATAGGCCAGAATCTGCTCGACATAGTTAGTAAAAGATTCCGTGTTTAACTCTGTTGTACTTGCTTCGACTTCTTTTAGCTGCCCATTCGGTAACTCGATCATCTCTGAGCCTAAGAATCGAGACTTAGCCCACTGGTGCCAGATTTCCTGCGAATACCGGCCACCGACTAGCTGCTCCGAGCAAGCAGTCAGCAAAGCCCAATAAAAGCGATTCTGAGCCGCTGTTCGAGGTGGCTTGATGATAGTTACCATAAGGCCCAATTCAGCGCCTTGTATGGCCTCTAAAGCTCTTACACGGTCGCTTTCAGTGGTGAGTATGATTCGCATTTCGCATGTACCATTTGTGATTGAACCGAAAAGCGCGTTTAGCACCTTCCTCAAACTTGTTTTGTTTCTCTGAGTACATGGCCTCAAGAAGTCTGCGCTTAAACTCTCCAGCGTTAACGTCAAGCCACATCAGATAACCATCGATGTCTTCAGACAGCAGGAATCGCATGGCTGAGACTGCATCGTCTTGCGGCGTGACTCGGTTAGGAATCTTGCAAGCGTCATCAACGGCTAGCTCAATGACAGCCCAGAGCAATTTGCGGCATCGTGCAGCTTGAATACCGTCGATGAGCCCTTCTTCGAATCGATCAATGTTCATTATTTCGCCTGTAGTAAAAAGCCCATGCGCCTTTGTCAGTCCTGCGCTTAAACAGCTTAGTTTTGCTTATCAGCCGGTTTGCTTCCAATACCCTGACCATCTTGAGCGCGTTTTGTGGCGTACAACCAAACTTATGCGCCAGATCGTTTAGTGATTGCCAATCACTCAGCTCGGCAAGATAAGCCTTTTGAGTTTTTGTCAGCGGTCTCGGCACTGCTTTGTTGATAAGCAGCTTTCCAAACTGCGCGACAGCCTTTAAGAACTCATCGCGGCCAGAGATAAGCACACCGGATCGCTTGGCAGCATCGAGTATCTGCTGCTGGTTCATTTCTTCACCTCGGTGAGCTCTCGCTTGCGCTTGTCTTTTACTTCTTCGAGTTTCTTAATCATCTCTGGATTGTTCTTGCTGGCCTTGTAAGCCTGCGCGAATATCTGCTTTAAATCCTCCATAGACTCAGCACTAGCTAGCTTTGCAATGTGGTCGTTATCAGGTTCTGCGCCATGTTCTACAGATTCTGCACCGTCTGGCAAATCTTCACCTGCGTAGATATGCAAGCCGATCCCATGCAGGGCGATAGCCTTAGCCAAGCAACGCTGCATCGCCGTGTTGACCTGGAAAGCATCAGGGTTGGCAATAGGCTGGTTGCGATGGTTCATCACCGGCAGCTGTGCAGTGCGAGACACCCCAAAGGCTTTGACCTCGCAAAAGACCATCACCGTATCGTTCCATGTCTGATGCGGTTTGTATTCCCAGCTCGCAGCAGGATCGTGTTGCAACAGCGTATCTACAGCCCAGGCCCAAGATAGATAGGATAGGTTGTTTTTCTTCTCGATCTTGCCGGTGACGTTAATCTGCCTCAGTTCGTTGAATTTCATAGCATCCGCCTATCTGACAAAGAAAAACATTAGGACACCCATGGCAATACCGAGAGCGGCGCACAGCAACCACTCGACTATCGGGTTCGGTTTTTCCAGGTTCACCGGCCTGTTGTTCCAGCTGTTCTCGCTCATTTTTCTCTCGCTCCTTGTCGTGTTGATAAAGTTGTCTGTCAAGCCACCAGTCATAGTCCATGTTTGTGCTCGGTGTAGACGATCTTGCAGAAGTCGGTCTCGTTGTAGCAATCGAAAAAAATCTCTGTTTTGAACGGCGGCACGTTATGCTCGTCGTAGAAATATTGCTTTAGGATTTCGCAAAGCTGCTCTTTTGTAAGTACGATTTTCATGTTGACTCCAGTAGGGGCCGAAGCCCCTGGTTGTTAGTGGTTAGCGCATCTAGCAAGGGCTTGTCCGTAGAAGGGATGATCCTCGAAGAACTCAACACGGCCAGCCTCAAAGTAATCTGTGCAGCTATCAGTCTCGTTGATGTATTCATCGAAGATGCGACCAAGATTGCGGGTGTAGTCTCTTGCGTAGAGCGTCACTGACTTGCGACCATCAACACGCGGTGCGTTGCTGTAAAAAACCTTTGCTTTGCAATCGCCGTTTGTGACGTAATACTTCATAAACTTAATCATTTGCGACTCCGTGTTTGTTTGTTGGTGTAGACGTATCTTCTATCAATTTCCCGCGAAAGACTGTCATCGTGACGACAATTACGACCACTAAGCCACCTAAAAAGCGCCATTCATCCGTTAGTCCGACTCAAAGATCGCTAGCAGCGCTGCGCGAGCGCGGTTATCTTTGCCAGATCGTCGAGCACTGGAACCCTTGGGCTAGGATCAGGCAAGACCTATTTAACATCGGCGATATTCTGGCAATCAGAGACGGCGAGACGCTGCTAGTCCAGACAACAACGCGAGGCAATGTGCAGGCAAGGGTGAAGAAGATTGCAGACTGCGAGCACTTGCCAGCGATCCTGCGAGCAGGGTGGAAGATCGAGATTCATGGCTGGGGCAAGCTCAAGGAAGGGTGGACTTGTAAGGTTATTGAGTTATAGAATGCTAAAGTAGTCCCCGCGAAGGCTAGGGTAGCTCCCGAAAAGCAGAATTGTCACCTGCCTGCCTTTTGCTTCTTCAGTGACAGCGACCTTTGACTAGAGGTGATTAT